GTTTGGCGCGTCCTTGCGCCCAAGCGTTAATCCGCTTGATTCGGCTGTCACCAATTCAGCCAAACTCTGATACATGTCAGGAAACTGCTTTTCCATTTGCGCGGGTGTGATCGGTATCCGCTTGACGGTTCCTGGTATCTCCTCCACGCGTGACATAACTTCCTTTTCGTTAGACCATTTGCGTGTAGCGCGTTTCGCCACAAGCGTCCAATCCTCCAATCCTTTTCCGCTTTCAAGAAACTTAAACGCTCGTTTCTGGATCGCTTCAATCGTTTGCTGTGCATCAACCGCCATATTAAGCAATGCGTTCATAGCATCGCTGTCCATTGCATCTACTTCGGCTTTGGCGATAACCGCCACGGCTTCGCGCTTCTTAGGACACGCTGACCGTGCCGGACACCAGCGGCAATGCTGACCTTCAACAATCTCTGGGCTCGGCTCCAACGTTCGCTTGATGGCGGGTAACAACACATCCTGACGCCACACGTTCAGCGCATGGCGCGTGATCTTAAACGTTTTAATGGGTTGCGGTTGCGTTGGCTGCACAATGACTAGACTGAAATCCTTAACGCTTTCCGGTAAGTTAGGCTCCACGGCACACGCGTAAAGTTTCAGCTGCGCGCTATCGGGTTCGACGTTTATCTGACCTGTTTTCAAGTCAGCAACGACGCATTCTGTGTCACTCCATATCACGCAATCTGTTGTGCCAAACACATGCGCCGATAACGGATTGGCGAGAACCACGCGCTCCTCAATGAGTGCCGCGCCAAATGATTCATCATTCTCAAATGACTCAACGAAATCAATATAAACCTGCGCCCAACCTGCCATCTCTTCGGTGATGGCGATCCCTTCAAACGCTTCACCGATATACCGATTGGCCTTCTCGCCCATCATTAACGCCATGTCCGACAACGCATGCACGGCGGTACCAATCTTGGCGGCTTGCCCTGCTTCCGTTCTCGGTACCCCTCGCGCCAGTTGAATAGACGCTGGACATGCAATCCAACGCTCTGCGGATGAAGGACTCCATTCACTGTGATCTTTGCTCATACATCCCTCTCGTAGTACCAGGCCCATGCACCCTTATCGAGTCGGCGCTTAAACCGTAACGTTTTGCTCACCAACCTTTTCGCTTCCAATGCGCGCATCATCTTGAGCGCGTTCTGCGGTGTGCAACCAAATTGATCCGCCAAGTCCTGCAACGATTTGGGTTCCGTTAGCGCGTCGAAATACACCTGCTGCGTTTTTGTTAGCGGCGTGTACCGCTTCACGATAACGCTTCCAAACCTTGCAACCGACCGCGTAAACTCAGCCTTGCCAGATACCAACACGCCCATGGATTTAGCAAGGCGCAATACCTCTTGCTGGTTCATGTGTTTTTGTCCTTTAAGGCTTGTTCAATGGCACAAGCAAAACTACCCCAGTGCTGATTTCCTGAATGGATCTCTTGTATTTCATACGCAGTAAGCCCAACCCATTGCTTCAGTGCCAATCGGCGCAGTTCGACGGCGGCTTTGCGCCCGTTGTGGTTACTGATTCTTCCTTGCGTGAACTCGTCATCCAAAGCATCAGCCAGCCGCAAAGCTTCGGGTTCTGTATCCAGTGCTTGGCGTAGGGCTTGGATTTCATCGGTAAACTTTAACCAGCCATTTGACCAAGTTTGCAATCCTTCCAAAGCCTCCAACGCCATCTCTGATGCTTTGCGTAGGTCAGTCATGTGTTCTTCTCCCGCAGCTTGGCTTCAATAGCTCTGGCGAATCGGTACATTTTCCGATCTTCTTCGTACCCGTCAATCTCGTGTATTTCCTGATCGGTCAGCCCAACCCATTCTTTCTTTGGTGGTGCGGTGTAGAGTGGAATCTTTGGCAGGTTTACTATTGTTGGCGTATGCCACGATGTAAGTTTGGCCCACTCAAGTTTTTGCTTTTCCACATTAATAAACGCCACAGGCTCTTGCTCTGTCTTTAGTGCTTGTCGCAGTGCGTTAATCGCTTCCGAGTAGTAATTTTCATCACTAAATTCCATGCGAGCCACATCGTTTGCATCCTCCAACGCCTCAAGCGCCAGTTGCATAGCTTCTCTGCTCATTTCAAATACCCCGCGCCAAACCGCGCCAAAAAGTACGTCGCAACGCACCAAACAAGAAACCAATAAACAAACTCCGGTGTCTTGTAACGGATGTAAGACCAAGGTGTGCGGCCAATGAGATATAAATCCTGAAGCCACAACATGTCATAGCTGACATGATTCGGTTTTGGCGGCTGATAGTTGCAACCAATCCGCACGCGCTTTTCGGGTTTTACTTCAACCTGAATCGGTATCCCTTCTCTGATGTAAAAGCTCATATTTCCTCTTCTTTCGCGCCTTGTGGCGCTCCCGTTGGTGAACTAATCTGTGACAGTTTGCGCAAAGCGGTATGCACTTCTTAACTTCTTCAAACGCTCGCAAAAACCGTCCATTCTTAATTAATAAATTGACTGATTCTTTGTTAGTCTTATCAACATGGTGAAAGTCAATCAGCGCAGGATTGCTGATGCCGCAATGCGCACATGAAAGTGATTCCTTGTACGCATCCCATGCCTTGCGCCGTAATCGCTTGTTAACAAGCGTTGCTTGCTTAATCCGCTCTCGGTTCTTTTCGTAATGCTTTTTGGCGTAACCGCGTTGCTTCTCGCGGCGCAAAGCAGGATCTTTATACGGCAAGCGATTTCCGCCAATAGATCGTGCGTTCCGCGCCCCACGGTTTGCTTGGCTCGAACATCCTGAACCCTTCCGCGATCAGCGAATTGGCTGACGCTGGATTGTCCGTTGTATCGCTTACCGCCCAAACTTTCCCAAGTTGGCGGGCAAACTTGCAGCGCGCACGGATGAGTTTTTTCTGTAACCCGTTGCCCTCGTGGTGCATGATCACGCCAGCCCGCGCCAGGTAAACGGTATCTTCCCAACTGGCGGATGGCATCAGACACGCGAACGCGCAAGCCTCGTCTTTTCGATACGCCACCCACCACCAACCGTTGCTCGGACATATCACGCTGTCCGCGGGAAGGATCTGCCGTTGCATGTAACGCAACAACACTTCGCGGTTTGCATCTACCGTAACTTGCTTGACCGTGTACGTTGCTTTCATGGCGGACATATTGTGCCATAAACGCTATAAATTTCAATGACTTGACCATGACAGTTAATTCACGTTCCAATGACGCGGCCACAAATACAAATGTTCCTTTGTGGCGTAACGCTCGTTTAGCCAAGTCGTCGTGCGTTCCATGCCGCCGGCACACACCCACCAATGCGGTTTTGAATAGTGCGGCACGAACAAAACCGTGTCCAAGTAATACACTTTTTGCATTACGCGTTCTGCTTTCTCATCGCTCATTTAAGTAGTCCCTGATAGAAACGTGCCATGTCCATTTGAAATGCTCTTCGCTAAATGGATACATCGGTGTGTCAGCTTGCGAGTCGTAAAGCATTGCTTCGCATTTCTCGGCAATGCTGGCTTGTGAATCGCCAAACGCGTAAGTGTGCGTTAGCTCACCATTGAGTGCGTTCTTGTTTGTTAGCACTGACCTGTTCATCAGTGCCGCGGTAAGTGCCCTGTCGTGCGGGCACCAATCCCAATTGGCGTCAAAGTTGATCAGTCCCGCGTAATGCTGAACCATCGCTCCCAACGCGGCGTGCGGTTGGGAACCAACATATCGCCAGTTGTCCACTTCACCGAAATGTTCCATCCAACCTGGCCCTGCAATGTCAATGGGTAAACCTTTAAGCGCAGACATGACATGCAATCGTCTGTGGCGTTTCATCGCCGCATCCAATGCGCAATACGCATCAAGCAATAAGGTTTCTTCGTGCAACCTGTCGTATTGCCCGCGAATGTCTAGCACCTTGCTCAGCACATCCCAATGGCTTCCATCGCCAAGCAACAAGTAATCATCCTTTAAGTCAATGGTTCGCCTGACTTCAGAAACCGTTTCATCAAGCGTGTCCTTGATCTGCGCTAACTCGTTGCCAATCCCGCCAAACACAAGCAAGCGATCACGATACATAACTTCCTGATCAATCGGCGCAGCAGGAAACCCGCCAAAGCGCAACTCATTACCGCACAAGAAATGCGCATCAGCCGTTTCGTAATCCGCAAACGCGTGATAAAGGTTGTCCTCACTGCCTGATGCTTTCAAATATTCAAGCACTTCAGGCACACGTCGCAAGTCATTGTGGTAAGAGTCAATGACGTAATAGGTCACGTGCTTACCGCGTTTGGACATTTCGCGCCACAGGTATTCATCACCAATCTTTACCTTCAGCGGCAGTGCGCCAATCATGAACAATTCATCAATGGCGGATAGCGCGCCAATCGCCTGAAATTGCTGCTCAAGCGGTGCCATGATGTTCACAATGTGCGGCTCAAACCCGTGTGCCGCAAACCCGATAGCGATATGGCGGGCAAAGTTTTCTGTGACGCCATACGGATGCGTGTTTGTCAGAATGCAAATCCTGCGATGCGTTTTCATGCTTGCACCCCAAACCATTTTTTGGCGTATTCCGGTCTGTGCTCAACGATCCACGGTGCTGCTGCACCAATCAACGCTTTAGCGTCGCGCCCAACCGTCATGCTTCCTGCGTGATGCACATAAGCGCGTGATACGAAATGCTTATAACCGTCTGCCGCCATGTCAGCGCACACAACGTCATCACTGAACCAGTTGATCGGCGGAAACGGATGGTCCTTGATCGCTTTGGCGTTAACCCAGGTAAAGATCGGGCTAATCACGTCAACGGGTTTGATGGCATCCTCAGAGCGCCAGCGGCACATCTCGATGGCGTCACCTTCGTTGCGCGGCACTCTGATGTTTTGCGGTGGCCGCACAAAGTCCGAACGCGCTGCGATGAAACCAATGCGCTTACACACTTTGCTTAGTGCCGCCACGTCATCAAGCAACAACGACATGGTTTGTGGCGTGATCACAACATCATCATTAGCAATAATGAATGATTCATCACCTTCTGCAAACGCTTCAATGGCTGCGTTGTAATCGTCGCCAAAGTTGCCAAGTTTCCCTTCCCATACGCACAACTGAACGCCCTTAGCGTAATGAAATACGCTGGACTTCATAACGTGCAACGTTGGGCTTCCTGTGGTTGATATGATTATTTTCATGCGGGCCAATGTCCTACGCGTCGCAAGCACTCGATAGCGCGGCGGCGAACCACGGCATCCTGAAAGCGTCCGTATTGCTCCAAGCCTTTGAGCGTTTCAATGCAATCAGTTAGATTCTCCATCGCTTCGGAATACTTTGATTCCAACTCGCTGATTGCTGACGCTTTGCTGCGCCTCTTTTCTGGTTGCTGCTCATCCACTGAAAACTCATCCATGAAGTGATTCCTTGTAGGTCATTGGGAAAGGCGTTAAAACAGAATCGTAAAGATATGGATCGCGCAGTTCTTGCAACTTTCGTATCAGTTCTTGCTTAAAGTTCCATGCGCCAAGGATAAAAAGACACTTTTGTCTGATCTCCGATACGGTTTGAAGCGCAACAATTTGCTGCGTGGAGTTCGGCAGGTACTTACCGATCTTGAATGGCGATTCATCCACCACGACATGCGGATCATCGTTAATGGCTTGCATCAGCGTGACTGCTTTGGCGGCACAACCAACCATCACCACCACATACCCATCGCTTTTGGCTTGCTTGATGACGGATCGCATGGATTCCACGGCACGGTTTACGCCATTGGCAAATCGTTGTCCGTCAACCCATGTCAGCTGATGCAACCTTCCCTCGTTCCACTGGCTTGGTGCAAATGGAATCGGACTCGGAAACGAGTCGCGCTTACATACTGCTGCAAGCATCGACCCGCCATGCACGTTAACGCGCTGGCGAAAACCTACCCTTAAACCCGCCCTGGCACACGCTAAGGTAAACGAGTCAACCGTGAAAAAAGAAACATGCTCGTGATAAATCGTGTCGAATTCACCATTGGCGAGCATATCCATTTGGCTCACCTGGATGTACGCCACACCATCATCCGTTAGGCAAGCCTCAATGCCTTTCAGAAACGCAATCGGATCGTCGTTATGCGCCAGCACGTTCATGGCGATCACAACATCATAACGCTCGTTGCCCATGTTCAAAGGCCAATAGGCCGGGATCGTGTAAACGCCTTTCTTGCTTGAAAGTTCAAGCAAATTCTTTGCTGGTTCAATGCCCGTCACGGTTGCGCCACGCTTGGCAAGTTTCTGCAACAACGTTCCATCGTTGCTTGCAATCTCAAGCACGTCAGCGTTCGGGTGATGAAGCGAAACGTTCTCTGCGAACCATTCAAAGTAATCGTTAAGCGTGTTGCTCGTGCCGCTGACGTATAGATAGTGATCGAACAAATCTTTGGCGTTGTAACTCACCTTTTGCATAACGTGTGTACATTGTGTGCACATCTGCGCAGCAAGCCTTGCGCAACGCACAAATGTGTTGGGACTGTTCTTTAGCGCGTTGGCGGGTGGTTGCTCGCCAAGATCAAAGATCATTTCTGTTTTCCCCTCGCAAAGCAAACATTGGTTAATTGTTTTGTCCATAAGCTCTTTTGAAGTGTTCGCAGCGTTCTTGTATTGAATAGAGTTGCGGAATTGTTGGGAGCGAGAACGAATATGTGCCTGTGCTAACACCAAACTCAACCGGGACTTTGTGAACATTTGCCACCTCGTGCGCTAGCTCGCCAATGCTCATGGTGTAAGACGCCAACGGATAAATGCCTTGCGCGCTGTCATCCTCAATGATTTCCATCACGCGTTCCGCTAAGTCGTCATGGAACAAAATGCTTCGCATCGCATCAGGATTGGTAACGTAAACGCGCCCCTCTTCAATCGCTGATCGGTTCATCGAGTTAAAGATCAAATGCCATCGCATCTTTGGCGACCATCCGCTTACCGTGCCCATGCGCAAACCAACAACGCGCTTGCCCATGTACTTAGCCACCAAATCGTATGACAACTTGCTGGCGTCATAAGCGTTCTCTCGTTGTTCGTTCGCCACTAATGAATCACCGTTTGAAAGCAACGATCCTGTGCTGGCGTAAATCAGTCTTGTGTGTGCCGCCATGCGCTCAAGTAGACACAACGTGTATACAACGTTCTCCGCTACGGCTCGATGCGGTTGTCGGTTAGCGTCGGCAACGTTAGACACGCCAGCAAAGAAAAGGATCTCATCAAATGCACTAAGTGCAACGTCGGACATATCCATGAAATCCATGCCCGTCTTAATATCCACGGCCACAAGATTCACGTCATGCGCAATGTTTTTTAGCAATTGGCTGCCAACGTAACCCTCAGATCCAATAAGCAAGACGCGCTTCATGAAATCTGCCTGATGATCTCTAAGGCTTTGCCGCGCACCTCTTCCGTGACTGCGTGTCCAAATTCCTCTGGATGCAATAACGAGTGAATAAACCTGCGCGCAACGCGCAACTTGTTGTCGCTCTCTGCGGCAAGGGTGCGCGTGTACTTCAACAACTCTTTTAGATTTTCAACTTCCTGTGTGCTCATTCACAACCCCATAAAGTGCAATCAGACAGGCATCGGCTCGCCCGTCATCTCTTTTGCGTGAAAAACTTGACGCGTTATTAGGAAACATTTGTTGCGCCAATGCTCGTGCGCCATCCTTACCACCCGTCAACCTAACCTTGCGCTGCCACACGAGCGGCGGCACAAAGTGGTAAGGAATCTGTAAGGATGCAAGTACGCCTTCAACATTACCGAGTGAGCGCCCAAACGAAAACATGGAACTTACACCCTGACCAGGCATGGCGGAAACCTGCTCGATATACGCGGTGCATTCATAGTCAATCAGGTAAGCCGCCAAATGCGTGTGCAACTCATGTGGCGATACAAAGTTCTTGACAGTCTTTCCAACGGTGCGCTGCACAATCGGCATATCAATCACGTCAATGAGTTTTTTACCCTGAAGTGTTGCAATCGCACCACTTGCACCTGGATCAATACCAATAATTAGTTTGTTCATAACTTTCCATTTGGCGGTAAAAAGTTGCAAGTGTCCAACCTTTTCCGACGAACGGCAAAAAAAATGCCCGCAAGCGGCGGGCAAAAACCAACAGGAGGGGAGTTCCGGGGGTAAGTTTATCCTATTGCAGCAAACCTGCAAGCCTTTTCTCTTCGTCTGACATGGTGGCGGCAGTGCCCATCACATCAAGTCTTACGGGTTCGGATGGCGCTACAGCTTGTCCGGTTAATTGTCCAAACGCACCGCCGACCATGGGCCTGGCGGTTGCTCGAGATACTTCTGTGCGAGCCATAGCTTCTTGCTGAGATGCAAGCCTACGCATCAAAGCATCAAGGCTTTGTGGCGTCAATGGCGTTAGCATTTCTCGTCCAAGAATTTCCGCTACATCACCAACGTTACCAGCGCCTCGTTGCATAGCCTGTCCAAGCAACTGCGAAGCAATAGGCTGTAAGTTTCCTTGGATAATGGCCGAACCAACCGCTGCGCCTGTTGGACCTGCCTGCTCTGCCATTTCCGCGGCCAGCGGCGCTGTGCGCGATCCGGCCAGGATACGGTTGCGCACTTCAGTGAATCGCGCTTCTTCGCCAAGTTGATTGCGGAACGTATCAAAGGATTGCGAATCAGGAAACGCGGCACGCAGCCTGCCAAGCGTTTGTGTGTTATCAAACAAGCGCGTTACATCTCTGGCCGTTCCGAATTCTCTGGTAATCCGATCAGCTTGAATCTTAGCCGCGTCAACAACGCCAGCGCGGAACATGTTGCGCTCCATGTCAGTCAGTTTATTAAAGTCTGCCGCCACTTCGCGCCAATCGTTTTCAGGCATGCTAAATACTTTTCTGCCTTGATCAATAGCATCTTTCAGTGCCGCGTCGCCAGCAAACGCGGCTCGAGCCTCTTTGTACTTTGGCACCAGCGTATCCAAACGCTCGAGGAAATCGTTTTTCGCGTTTCGGATAATTCTGGCCTCTGTTGAGGCAAACCCTTCTTTGGTTTGCTTGGCGTTAATCACATCATCAAGACCTCGTTTAACCCAATCAAGTATCTTGACATTAGGCAGATCCTCTAGATCGCCATAAACAGGCAATCCATCCTCGTCATAAATAGGTCTGCCATTGCCGTCAGTCTTGAAACGATAAATCTGCGGCAATGATTCGCCTTCATTGGCGGCCATACTAACTGCTCGAGCATAGGCTTTTTTGAATGCCGGTCTATCCAAATAAGCCAATAATTCTTTGTCATTCAATATACCAACAGGCGTGTCATACGCTGCCGCATAAAGTGGCGCTGCTTTGCTTTTTTGCTGCTCTGTTAAATCACGCAATAACATGTTTGTATTCTGCAAACGTTCTTGCGCGGCAGCCGCCAAGTCAGCAATAACACGATCTGACTGAGTGCGAACACGCTCTTGTAAGAATTCACCTTTCGGACCCTTGGCGGCGCCAGGCGTATTGACAGCGCCAGCGGCACGCGATAGCAGTGATTCGCCGCCAATATCAGCAAGTGTTGTCTGCTTACCTGGCGTGGCCTGCATCAGTCGGCGCTGTAACTCTGCTGGCGTTAACTGATCACGCTCCATGCCTTGAATAATTAGCTGCGCAGCTTTTTGTTGCGCTGCGGTACCGCTTCTTCCTAATACGTCACGCGCTTTTCCTGCACCGTAAGAAGCAAGCCCCATAGCCGGTGGTATGGCGGCACCAACACCAGCGCCAAGACCAGCACCAAGCACTGCGCCCTGTAACGTACTGGTAGCGCCACCTTCCGCTTGCCCTGCGCCTCCCAACGCGCCGCCTGCCGAGCCAAGGACCGCGCCCCTTCCAACTTGCGCTCCAATGCTTGTTCCTTGCAACGCTGAAGGCAATGCGCTCGTCAAAGCCTGTGCGCCTCGAGTCACGGCACCTGCGACCTGGGGTGCGCGCGCGGCAACTGCTGGCACTGCTGCGCCCATCGTAACAGCTGCCGGTAATAAAGCTCCCGCAAGCTCGCTACTTGCTGCCGCCATAGGGTTTTGTTTTTGATACTGTTTAATACCTTCTCGTACCGCCTCAACGTTGTCTTGGTACGATCCTTTGGTAAACGCTGCTTTGACTGCCGCTTCAATTTCGTCAGAAAATCCAAACGTTAAACCTTGCATAAATGTGCGGAATGCTCCCGCTTCCACCTCGCCCACGCCGCGACGTTGCCTCGCCATTGCGCCAAGATAGCGTGATGGCGTGTAACCCTCTAAGCGTAAGTAAGCCTCCATATCTGTCTGTGGAGCGCCTTGCTCGAACATCTTGCGCATATTGGCGGAAACGCGTTCAAGGTTTGTCATGGCTTATTTCCTTGGCGTAAGACCGTATTGATTCATAATATTTGGTGCGCCTGGTATGGCAATGGTGCCGGATAGTGATGGATAACTCATGCCTTGCGCTGTGTACTGCTTCTTGCGTTCTTCCTCAATGTTGACAATTTCTTTCTTTAAGTTTCTTAGTTTTGTCTTCACAGTTTCCGGATCATCTGACGCAAATGGAATGAAAGGTCTAAGCCTGTCAACCTCGCCTAACGGAACCGTAGCGCCAGAAATGTTTTTAATCAACGTGCTTCCAATCTGAGCAACAGCGGCACGCGTTTCAACATTGCGCTGATTTGCAAATGGATCACGAATGGCTGATGGCACTCTTCCGGTAATTGGGCCTACAGCATCTGGGTTTTCTTCTAAAAGTTTGATAGTCCTGTCAATTGAATTAACGCTTGATTGATTTTGGACAAACTCTTCCGTTACCGCGGTAGGAATAGTCTGTCCTTTACCTTTCAGCGCCTCTCCAGAAGGTCCAGAAACCGTTCTTGATTGCGCCCCTGTTTTAGAAACAAAGAACATATTTCCAGAAGCGTCCGTAACAAGTTCACGATCACCTTGCTCTAGTCGTTGCTGGCCTTGTTGAAGTTCTTGACCTCTAAAGCCAAGCTCTTGAGCGCGGAAAGCGTTTTGCTGTGCCGTTTGTGTTTTATCAAATGCGAACTTGCGTTCATTCAAATCCTGTGTGCTTAATGCTCTTAAGTTAGTCGCCGCTTCGCCTGGCGTCATTTGTTTACCGTAAGTTCCAACGGTTTTTCCTGTGTACTTATCAACAATAAGTATTTGGTTTCCAGTATCAATCTTCTCTTCATTTGGTTGCGGTGAAACATCAAGCACTTTGACGCCGCCACGCTTGCCAACTACATAGCTAACAGGTCTACCGCCAATCATGCCCGTGTTAGTTCCTGTCCCATATTCCTCTGGCTTGACGTTTTCACCAATGTATTTGACTGCTTCAGCGTACGGCATTTGCGAAGCAATTAATCGTTGTTCTGGCGAAAGACTTGCAAATGGCGTTGATGCTTGTACGGCTTGCTGTTGTGCTCTTGCAGCATCTTGCGTTGGCCCGCCACCTCCTGCCATAGCTGCCTGTCCCGCTTGAAATTGCTGCGCTGCACTAGGTTGCGCGGTTAATGTCTGGCGTAATGCTTGCTCGCGTTGCTGTTGCTGTTGCATTTGTTGAAGTTGCATATTCAACATCATCCGTTGCAAGCCTTGTTGCTGCGCCCCTTGGTAACCTGCCTGCCCCGCTTGCAATGCTGCACCTAGCGATTGCCCAAGGCTTGTTGGCGTTCTTGAAGGGCCGCCGGCTTGCAATAGGGCCGCAGCTGCTTGCAGGGCGGCATTCCTTCCTGCTTGCGCTTCAAGCCCTGGCGCTTGTGCTTTAAGTAGTTTTGACAGCGGATCATCTTCGGCTCCTCCGCCAAACAGTAATCCGCCAAGGTTTGCTAGGTTGAAACTTGTTGCCATGATTTACCTCAACAATCCAAGCAAGCCACCGGCAATTGCGCCGTATGGCCCTGTGAACCCAAGCAATGGGCCGAGTTGCGATCCAGCAAGCGCACCGCCTAGTACTGACGCGCCTGTGTTTTGAAAGTACGGTGATGTTTGTTGCGTGCCAAGATTGGTTTGACCAAGACCTTGCTGAAGGATCTGCAACTGCTGCAACGGGTAATTTTGTTGGCGCATGAAATCTTGGTACGCCAAATCCAAATTGGCTTGATTCATGGCTTGTTGCTGTGCGCCAACACCTTGTAATCCTGCTGCGGCCTGTTGGCGCAAACCAATGTCTTGCGCACCGAGCGCAGCGGCCTGTCCAAACCCTTGCTGCGCAAGTTGTGCCGCGGCCTGTGCGCCCGTTTGCAATGCGGATTGCTGTTGCAGTGCTTCTTGTACCGCTTGGCGTGTTCCGCCATACGCGCCAGCCTTTGCCGCGGCAGCGCGTGACTGTTGCTGTTGCATCAGTCGTTGCGTTTCAATGTTGCCGAGCGTGTTTTGGATAACTTGCTGGTTATAAGGATTGTAAAAGTTAGCCATGGATTCGCCAAGACTTAGCGGCGATTCTCTTATGGCGGCCATTGCTTCTTGCTGCGGTTGCGTGAATCCCGCGATCCGTGGGCCGCCATAGGCTTGATAAGGTTGCTGCGCCACCTGCTGCGCGAACGCATAATTCTGTAGTGCCGCTTGTTTGTATTCGGGATCTGGCTCGATCCTTGTTGTGGTGGTTCCGCTTGCGCCGCCGCCTTTACTCATGGTGATAACTCCTTGGACATGACAGTCCACTTTTCTTGATAACCTTCATCCGCCAGAAATGATTTGATCCATCCGCGCCGACCCGCTAGCGTGACGCGATTACATCCTATGGAAAACGCCCACTTCTCGATAACGGGGCGCATTGCGGCGAGTTCTTCGATGTTTCCGCCAGCCAGGAAGTAGTGACATGCCTTGCTTCGCGGATAAACTTGAATCTCAGTAATGACAGCGGATCGCGAACCGGGCCAAAACTGCATTTGCTTGTTTGTCACGGCCTTTGCAATATCTTCAATGGTATGCGTTTGTCCAGCGTGAAGCAATGCCGCCTCAAGGTAAGGCTTGCATCGCTCCCAGTGCTGAAGATCAAACTTTGTCATTGGATAGAAAACAAGCCGCCTGAATCTACGTTTTGTGGCGTGAAACTTGATAAAAGACCTTGGACTGGTTCGCCACTACCTAACTGCCCAAGATAGTAGTTATATGGCTGCAAAGTCATATTCTGCGCGGCCTGGTTGTAGCTTGAAAATAGCTGCGCTTCGGGTGATGCGCTAATGGATTGGCGAATATCTGACAGCGGGACGCCTTTGTTGTACTCGCCAAGCCAGTAGCCGTAATCGGCTTGCGTTGGCATCCTTCCAAGTGACGTGCGATAAGTGCGGTTTAGCAACGCTTCTGGTGATGTGCCAATAGATTCCTGAATCGCGCCAGCATCAACGCCTTTGGCGAGTTCACCGCCCCAGTAACTCAGATCGGCTTGCGTTGGTGCACGTCCAAGCAGTGATTGATACCAACCCGTTACTTGTTGATCGTAAGGATTGACAACGGGTTGCGTCGGAACATTCAAAAGGCTATCCGTTACCGATCCACCGGGTAGTAAAGTGGAGCGATCATCAATGAAATTATCCTTGCCCATTTCAAGCAAACCCGTGTTTCCGCCAGCACCTGGCGTTACCGTTCCAGGCGGATTTGGATTCGGCGTTAAGGTTGAAAGATCGGAAGGTGTTGGTTTTTTATCAACGGGCGGTAAGTTTGAATCGCTTGGCTTTGGCTCGGCTGGCTCAACGGCTGGCCGCCACTTCTCACCGGATGGCAGTACATAGGGCGTTACTTTGCCCGTGTTGGTGAACAGTAAACCTTCAGGCCCGAAACCGTAACGCGTGTAATCACCAGCATATGGCGTATAAGTCCGTTCCGCCAAACCTGTCTGGGTAATGCCTTGCGTTGTGCGTTTAGCGCCCGGTTGACGCGCCGCGTTAATATCAATCTCTGATTGCGCTGAACGTAAAAACTCGGTGCGCAGTTTTTCTGGGCTTGCTAACTCGTTTTGCGCCCAATCCCAGTATGCGGTTTCATTGGGTTGCGGTGCGCGTCCCAAGACTGACGTGTAAAGCTCAGGTATTGCGTCACGCAAAAACGCACTACGCAACTGTGCTGGCGTCCACTTTTCGTTGTTGGCGGACATAAGCCACCAATTAACCTCATCGTCACGCGGCGCTCTGTTGAGTGCTTGCTGGTACAAAGCCTGTATGTCTTGTTTCGTTGCCATGTCTACCTCTAAATCGACGTTGCACTGATGACGCCAGAATTATTAACCGTGATGCTATACCGCGTTCCGTTTGGCGAGCGAAGGATCAACCGCATACCCTCCACAAACTCAACGTCTTGTAACTTCTTTAAGTTCAACGCATCAGCACTTTCCAAAGCGCGGTTGCGTTCACGCTCAAGCGGTTGCGAATAAGTATTTGGCGGCGTCGGTAATCTCATCGCCCGCTACCTGGTACAGCATCCAAACGGATCGTGCCAACACGCCAATCAGCATCAGCATTACCAACAACGCGCATTGCTACTTGGCGGCCTGTGAACCGTGCATTCGTGTACGGTTGCATGGTATAGGGGCCATAAGTTGTGCTTGATGATTCTGGCGTGGGTTTCGTGTAAAACGTTAACTTCACTTGACCTTGTGACTTTTCATCCGGCAATATTTGCCGCACTGCCATAAAGCGATCACCCGTTGACAGTTCAACCGGGCCTGATTCCGCGTAACGCGTGGACGTGATAGGTGTTCCGTTATCCGTCCATCCGTTTTCGTGCTCGTACAGATAACCATCCGTGCCAACCGCCAAAGGATTCGTGAATACACCGGCATCCGTCCAGCATGTGCGGGCTAACGCGCCAATTGACCAATGGTTTTCGCGGTAATTCCAAATGATGTACCGATCACACTCATTGCTATCGGCTGACGGGTAAAACCACCACACTTCGCCAAACGCTGAATTGTGGCCTGAGTAAATCTTCGCCACTTGATCAAGGTTGATGTCCGTAAACACATAATCGCCAACTGAGCAAGGTAACGGTTGCAGCTGGCCGTTGAATAGGAAAAACGATTTGTCGCTCATCCATACCGCGCCACCCTCAATCACGGCAACGGCTTGCGGGCCAATCAAACCGCAAAACGAACCCACTTTTTCCTGACCATAAACCAATGGCGGTCCCAGATAATTCATAACATGAGCATCAGTCTCGGTAAGGATTAACACCTGCCCGCGCACACGCTTTGCCGCCAAAATGCGACCGTTAGTCTGTAACTCTAACGATCCCGCGGTATTTGTTCCTGATGGCGTCCAAACCGTGTTGTCCTCTTGATCTGACCATTGCACTAAACGCGGGTTCCCGCCAGCACCCAAAGCAAACAGATAACGCTCTGGCGTAACGATGAGCGCCGTGTTATCGGTTGGCGCGTTTGTGATGACAGCGGCAAGCGATCCAACGTTGTTTTGCCACTCGTAAAGTTTCCCGTCTGAGTTGGCACACGCTACAAGATACTCGCCCCAGTTATCGAGCGACCAGGTTGTGGCATCGAGTTCCGCGCCAACGCTTCGCTTCGTTCCGTAAGTGGATGCGCCGTAATTGGCTGCGCCGTAACCGTAACCCGTAAACGATGATGATCTTCCAGTGATATAACCAGATGGCGTGATGTTGTAAAAGTTGCCGCCATTCCAAACGTAAAGTCTGGAGTGCGTTCCCACGGCAAGCCAACGGTCATAATCGTTATCCCGCCATGAAAACATGCCACGCGCTGAACCTGTGAACGTATCGCCTGACGCTTTCACCCACCCGCCAACAGGCCGCATGGTTCCTTCGTACCACCTAACCAGATTGGCGTCCCAATACCTACCCGCGGCCTGGTAATTGGTGCCGTTCCTGTATACGCCTGGTGGTATTTTTAGCGGTGCAAGCATGTTTATCTCATCATAAGTGCTTCAGCTTCACGCCTACGCGTTAAACCACGCATCACACGTCCGCGTGCCTTGTTCCACTTCACGCACTCTTCACGCGCCCCTGCCCAGTCGCCTGAGTCAATGCGTCGCTTAAACGTTGAGACCCGATAGTTTCCTAGTCCGCAATTGTATGCCCACGACAGGACAGCTGCGAATCGGCGTGGCGCGGCGGAAACAAGCCTCGGTGATAGTTTGATAAGTCCTGTGGCAAAGTGAATCAGGTGAGCCTCTAAGCGTTTCTCGCATTCCGCCATCGACCAAACGGTTGTTGGCGTTACGTCCGTGCCTGTTGTCCCAAACCCTATCGTGTAAGGATCGCCATTGGAACCAGGATCGGGATAGGCGGCAACCATACCGTTTGGCAATACCTTAGCGCAGCCCTCAAACGGAACCACCAATAAGTCTTTGGCGATCTTGATAGCCTCTTTCATTGTTTCTGGTACTTCTCAATAGATCGGCCAACAAACCAGAATGACACGCACATGGTGAAAAGGCCAAAGTCATCCGAGTCCCATGATTGGTTTAACACGTCCTGCCAACTTGCTTGCGATTCAAACGCTAGATAGATGGCGGCAACCTTCACGGCTGCGTACATAAAGAAAAGCGACCATGTGATACCGGGACGCACTAGCGCGGATATAGCCGCCACGAACCAACCAGCTGATTTGGCGGTTTCGGCTTGCTCTTCAAATGCGGCCTTGATCGTATCGAGTTGCGCAATGGAATGGTCAACGTACTTCTCTTCCATCTTGAACTGGCCGCGCATTTTCTCCAAATCGGTTTGGAGTTGAAACATATTCAACTCATGCTGCCGTTCGTTCTTTTTATCCATGAACTTTAGGATCTCTGGCGCGAGCCTGAATAGGCCGCCAAAGATTGAACCGAGAAGTCCACCGGATAAGAGTTCAAACATGCTCTTTGCTCTTTTTGCCAAACAACTCGTTTACCTTATCCCACAATGCAGTGATCTGCTTATCGTAGTTTTTTTCAAGGTAATCAAGCCTCACTTTAATTGTTACTGCGTATGCCGCAACTGCCACCGTTGCCGCGCCTAAGTACCATAATTTCCCTATGGTGTCAGTCACGGCCTCCATATCAGTGCAACTTGAACGTTGTATTGATTAGCAGCAGGATAATGGCTCCTGCGCTTGCGATAAGGATTTGCTCCAAACGCTTTAAGCGGGCGTTGATGCCCGCGTAACGTTCAGCGCAGACTGCTTCATGCGTTGACAATTTAGCCTCCACGTCTTTGGCGTTTGGTTCCACGGTTTACGCTCCAAGCGAATCGCCGCCTATCGAATCAGCGGCAATGATTTCAACAGTTACAACCTCATCCACCGTTGTTGCATACTTACCCTCAACCCATGTCTTGTCAGAGTGGTTCCAGTTCCACTGGTAGCCTGCTCTGTCTACCGGCTTTGGATCACGGATGACCCACTCGCTTCCCCACCACACCACTTCCTTGCCCTCTGGACATTCTGGTGCATCAGGGACTTCGATCCAGCCTTCAGTGCCATCTGTCTCAGGCTTTGGTATTGATCCTAGTTTGCTGTAGAGCATGTTGTTGTCCTATTGCAGCGGGAAGGGTGCGGATGGAACAGTTAACGATGCACCCGTATATCTGGCGTAATTAGTAACACGCAAATCGTCAACATATCCATTCCACAAATAAGTCGTTGAGTAATACCCGCCAACGCAAATATATTGTCCCGTCAAATCGCCCGTTGCGCTTGTTGGGCCTGCCGCTAACGTCCCGTTTATATAAACCCTTACAGAACCGCTTGCTCTTGTTACGGCGATATGCGTCCACGCATTAGTTACAACCGACGTTGTTGTTGAAATAGTGGTGCCTCCCACATTTACGGACCAATAAAAATTTGGTGAGGCGCCATAGATAACAACAATTCCTGTTGCGTAAGTGGTTTTTAACCCACCTGCGGTATCAGACGTTTGAATCCAACCTCTTTCGCCAGTGTTGACCAATGGGTAAACCCACGCCTCAATTGTGAAATCGCCAGTGCGAAATGCGTATAACGGGTTTGCTGCGTTGTTGTTAGAAAGTCTGTCGTCAGTCCCATCAAAGTACATCGACCCACCACCCCACTTGCTCTGTGCAGTGCTGATCTGAGCATTCCCAACAGTCTCCAAGACATTCTTGGCAGTGGCATCGACAACACCAGCGTTGGTGAAGTTGAGGAGGAGGGATGTGTTGGTTATCGCTGTTGATGGTGATGTTGGTACTGTGATGCTTGTGTTGCTTACTCCATAAACGTCCGTTCCTTTAACGACACGCAGACCGGACAAATACCCATTCATCCTATCTGCACCGTTAAATCTGCCAATCGTTATGAGACCAGTACCCCATTGATCTTCAACCGAAATCGTTCCGTTAGCGAATCTAGTTCCATTGATCCAAATAGACATTGTTGTGCCGGAGCGGCCCCATACAACGTGATTCCATTGGTTAAGTGTTATGCCACTTGAAGCGGTGATAACTGTTCCGTTTCTTGATTGATAAGCAGGATAACCAGTCGTTGAATTGATGAACCAAATTGTGTAATACGTTGAGTCAAAATCAGTACCATAAATCTGTAAATTTGTTGCTAATGAAAGCGGATAGATCCAACACTCAACTGTATTAGTTGTGTTGTAAAGATTTAAGGCAGTGACGTTTGGTGTTGTCAAGAAATCCCCACTCCCATCAAAGTACCCGCTACCACCCACTGCGGCAGCACTGTAGGAGGACGTTGGTGCGAAGGGGGAGAAGGGGGTTACGGAGGTTGTTCCGTTAATCTGACTTATCGTCTTAGGTGTTCCGCTGATGTCAACAAAGCGATTGCTCCTGCAAGTAAGCAGCAGCGTGTTTGCATCGGATGTAAAGAACGATGTTGGGTTACTAATCGTTCTTGCTACATTGGAGAAGCGCAGATTTGAGATGTAGCCTTGTGTGTTGTATGGGCTTGCATAGTTAATGCCGCCGACCATAGCCGTATATGCGGGAATTGACGCACTGCTAGTTCCCGTCGCAACCGCAGTACCGTCGATATACAGCGTAGTTTGATTCGTTCCTGTTCCTGCTCTGACTACTGCAATGTTGTACCACTGACCGATATTTGGCGTCCATGAGTAGCTAATAATTATGCCGTTGGGGTCAGCAAAGCGAAGCGTGTTACCGGACGACGGTTTATCAAGCGTGATTCCTGAGGCTACAGAAGTTCCTGTAAGAAACAATACTTGGTTACCCGTCCAAGCATTGAAGTTAACTGACAACTCAACCGAAAAGTTTCCTGTTCCAACGCCAAACGAAGCGTCAGAAGCAAAGATGATGTTTGCAGTTGACGATCCAAAGTAGTTAGACCACCCAGTCTGGCTGAACGGCGAGAACGTGCCTTGGGTGGTGTTGCCGTTGCGGGTGATGGTGAAGCCTGAACCGCTGTTAGCCGTACC